GGTCAGGACACGATCCTGAAATGGTTTTTTGATATCAACGGTCAAATAAAGGGCGTCACGCAGCAACCATGGGTCGGGAATCTGGTCGATATTCCGATTGAAAAATGCCTGCTGTTTCGTCCCTTCGTCCGCAAGAACAATCCAGAGGGCCGTAGCGTCATCCGTAACGCCTATCGGTCCTATTGGTTCGTCAAGCGCCTCGAAGAGCTCGAGGCGATCATGTTTGAGCGCATGAGCGGCTTCCCCGTGCTCTATGTGCCCAACGAACTGCTCGAGCAGGCCCAGGCCGGCGGCAACGCTCCGGCGGCCGCGGCGCTCGCCGCCTACAAGCAGATGGTTACCAATGTGCGCATAAATGAGCAAATGGGCGCACTTTTGCCTAGTGATCCGTATCGGGACCAGGAAGGCAAGCCGACCAATATTCGGATGTTCGATTTCCAGCTTTTGACGCCGGCGCACGGTACCCGGTCGATCACCATGAATGCCACGATCGAGCGGCACAAGCTCGACATGATGATGACCTTGCTTTGCGACTTTATCCGGCTCGGTCACGAGGTCCGCGGCACCAACAATTTGGCCGTCACCCGCGTCGATATGTTTTATGCTGCGATCGAAGGGTGGTTGACTAGCATCGCCTCAGTGTTCAATCGTTACGCTATTCCGCGGGTGTGGCGCATGAACGCCATGCCGGAGGGCACGCAGCCGCACCTAAAACCGGATATGGCGACTCGAGTCGACCTGGACGGTTTGGGTAACTTCATCGCCAACCTTGCCAAGGCGGGGATGCCGCTATTCCCAGACGAAGAGCTCCAAGAATACATCAGAGGGTCGGCCGGACTGCCGGAAGTGACGTCGCCGGAGGCGATCGACGCGGCCGAACAACGCCTCGAGGCCGAAACGGCGCCGCCGACAATGGCAAAACCCGGCACGTCGTCGCAAAAGCGAAATCTGCCGGGCCTCGAGCGCATGATTCTCGGGGCGGTCGCAAAAAAGATCAAAGAGAATCGACTTGGTCTTTGAAGGTCCGAATTCGGTTTTGCACCGAAGGCGACGAGCTTGACGCCGAGATTGCCCGCAAACAATACGGATTTTGGGCCACGCACTGCGAAGCGGTCATGCCTTACGGCTCCGCGATACGCTACGACGACATAATCGACGCCTACCGGGTGACGCTCGAGCCGGATAATTGGAAACAGCAACTCGTCGTCGACCTGCCGGCGACCAAAAAGCAGCATCGCAAGTTTTACCGGTTCCTCGGCAAGCAGATTGGCAAGCGATACGATATGCGGCAATTGGCCGGCGTTCGCTGCCACTTCGAAAATCACAAGCATGATCGCTGGTCGTGCGCCTTCCTGGTGTACGCCGCCCTAGTCGAAGCCGGCATTTTGCGCAAACCGCCGCCGTTCCTGGGTGGCGTCTCGGTCCGCGATCTCATGATTGCGATCGCCTCGACCGTGGAATTGCCCGCAATCGAGTATCGCCATGTTGAACAAAGACCTGCGCGCGCTGGCACGAACCGACAACGTGTCGGATCTGCCGCTCTTCCGCGCACTCGGCGACATTCCGACCGTCACCGCCCCGCCTGACCTAGTCCGCGTCGCGCGGCGTCGTATGGAGCAACGCCGCATGGGGTCTTACGAAGAGGCTAATTGGGACCGCCTGTCACCGATCTACCGTGAGGCGCATAACAGGCTACGCGCCGCGCGCGGTCAGGCGCCGATCCCGCCGCCGGAGGTTGACCGCTACGTCCCGCCGCCGCCGGCAATCCGGCCTTTTGATCCAAATGACCGGGAGGCGATCGCGGCCGCGCGCCAATTTGGCGGCACGCCGATCATGGGGCCGCGTGGTAGCGAGGGCGAAGTCATACCGGAGCGATTCCGCAAGGTTTTTGGCTGATGCTGTTGTTTGAGGACTATATCAAGCAACCAACCGTCGGCGCCGTTCATATGGTGAGCGGCAACAGTGGGCAGCGTCGACTCACGCGTTATGATGCCAAAAACGCAAAAACGCCGTTCCAGTACGATCGAAATGCCTTCGCGGGTATTCGTCCCGATCAAATGCCGCGATTCCTGTCGGCTTTGACCGACCAGGACGATTTGCCGACACGGGAAATGCGATTTGATCAGCTGTCGGCCCTGCAGAACCGCGTCGACCCGCAAAAGGTCAATGAGATTGCCCGATCCGGCCGTTTCAAGAAGCGCCCGGTGGTCGTTCGCAACGGCCAAATCAATTTGATCGCCGACGGGCACCATAGGGCGGCCGCGGCGTGGATTCTCGGATCCAACTCGATTCGCGTCGCCTACAAGGACATCACCCGCTTTTCGAACACCATGAAGGGTGTTTATGTCGCCGGCGATGTCCCAGACTGGCAAAGCCCGCTAGACGTCCGCAAATTCGACGAGGATAGGCGGCAAGTGTTCGGCTGGGCCTCTGTCGTCGAAAAAGACGGCAAATTGATCATCGATAAGCAGGGTGACCAGATCGAACCGGCCGTGCTCGAGGCGGCCGCTTACGAGTACGTGCTTTCGTCGCGCGCGCAGACCGACATGCACGAACGGCACGGTGTCGGCCGATTGATCGAATCTACCGTATTCACCGCCGAGAAACAGAAGGTCATGGGGATTGATCTCGGTCAGGTCGGATGGTGGGTGGGATTCCAGATCGACGATGATGCGCTATGGGCCGCGCACAAGCGGGGCGAACGTCCCGAATTCTCCATCGGCGGCAAAGCGGCTTCCGTCGAAGTCTAACCCATAGGGGCGAATCATGGCGCATGCCGATCTAGTGCGGCACCTGCAGGCTGTCGTGCATGAGAAGAATCCTGATTTAGCGGATTGGGCGTTCGCGCGCGAAGTCTTCAACAAAGAAACGGATCCGGAGTCGCCTGAATACCGTGAGGCCAACCGACGGTGGGCGGCCGAAATGCAGGCACAGCATGAGGCGTCGACAAACCCGCCGCCGCCGGTCGAGCCAGAGGAAGAAGGGCGCAGGCGGCTAGTGGAGCGCAGAGATGATGGCGAAAAGACCGCACGGTAGAGAGCATGACGAGGCGGTGCGCGAAGACGAGCGGGTGACTACCTCGGCGCCGGCGACGAAAGATACTGTCGTGTTGTCGTACAGCTATGAGGCGCAAAGCGGTCAACCGCCGAACGGCAAGGCCTATCATAGTTCCGGTAGCCTTAGTCTGTTGGCGATCAGCTATACCGATGCTGATGGCGTCGATCAGACCAATTTCTTGAGTCAGGTCGCCGTTACCGATCAAATCACTTGTAATGGCGTCACCTGGACCGTCGGTGGCGTTCAGCTGCGCGGAAGCAACATTCTGTTCACGATCGATCCGCCGCAGGCCGCTCCGCCCTATGGTCCGACACAATTTACGTTTGGCGCGCTCGCGCCGCCCGATAGTGCCGAAGATACGCTAATCGGCCAAATCAACGCGGCGATGGACATCTATTCGCAAACCCACGGGTTTGAAGGGCCGAATGCGCGCAATTTGCTCATTCATCTAATCACCGCCGAAGTCGGCTCGAGGGGCCATGCCGCGAAAGCTCGTAAAGCTGAAGATCACCGAAGTCGCGAGCGTTGACCGCGGCGCCGGCGAAGGCGTCCGCGTTCTGCTCACCAAACGTCACAAACGCACAGGATCGACCATGGCGAAGGATTCGACGCTTCTTGAGAAGGCTCGCAATGCGTTCATGAACTCGATTTCGTCGATTCTCGGCGTGAGCGATGACCCGGCGAAGGTCGAGGACCTAATCGGCAAATCGACCGATCAGCTCATGGAACATATCGCCGGAGTTACCGGCGATAAGCAGGCCGACGACTTGGGCGGCGAGATTGGCAAAGGAGATACCATGGATCCCGAAGTGCTAAAGGCGCTCGGTCTCGCCGACGGCGCGAGCGCAGCCGACGTACTGAAAGCGATCGATACGCTAAAGGCCGCCAAGCCCAAAGAGGATGGGGGCGACAATGGCAACCGCCAGGACGACGACAAGCAGAAGAAGGCGCCGGACGTCGTGCTGCCGGAATCGGTCACCAAGGCGCTCGCTGAAGCCGAAGTGCTCAAAGGCGAGGTTGCAGCGCTCAAGCGCGCGGCCGAGCTCGAGGCCTTCACGAAAAAGGCGGTCAAAATCGGATTGCCGGCGAGCGCTGGTGAAATCCTGATGAAGGCTTACGCTGGGGGAGGCAATGAGGCGGTCGATAAGATTCTCGGCTTCCTCGAGGCCGCAAATGCGCAAGCGATGGAAGCTGGTATCTTCAAAGAGTTTGGCGCTTCGGTCGGGGACGGGCCGGCGTCGGCGCTCGATGAACTTAACACCTTGGCTACGGCACTAAGGAAGGCCGATCCCAAGCTCTCCGCGGACCAAGCGTTCGCGAAGGTCTACACGGATCCGGCGAACGCCAAGCTCGCTGCACGCGAGCGCTCTGAAAACCGTCCGACGATCGTCGCCTCACGGTAAAGCGTTCGTCGCGTTCTCGTGACGCGCGCCTCGGGGCGGGCCTCGTCGTTGGCAAGGAACGGCGGGGACTGAAAAGGCCGTTGCTGTTGGCCCATCTGCGGCGACGGCCGTCCCCCATTCTTCCCTCACCCCTCGGATTTTATGCAACGGAGCCCCAACCATGGCGACCGAAGGCCCGACCATTCATGACGGCGGTCAATGCTTCGCTGGTGTCAATATGTCCGCAAGCGCCGGTCTCACCGGCCCGGGCGGCACCGGCCAATTTCTCGCGGTCAAACTCACGGCGGCGCGCACTTTGGCGCCAGTCGCGGCGGCGACCGACATCGTTTACGGCATTCTTCAGAATGATCCGATCGCCGGCTATGTCTGCGATGTCGTGATCTTCGGCGTCACCAAAGCAATCAACGGCGTTGCCGGCGCGCTTGCTGCCGGCGTTCGCGTCATGTGCGACACGTCTGGTCGCGCCATCGTCGGGACGTCCACCAATCAAGTATGGGGCGTCACACTCGAAGCGGCAACGGCACAAAATCAAGTCATCGCCGTCAAATTCATCGGATCCGCGACCTTCTAACAAACAAGCCGTCTGTGACGTGCTTTAGCGCAAGGAGCGCACTATGCCTCAACCGACCCTCGGTCAGGTGCACATTCAGGCGGCCTTGACCCAAATCGCAACTGCTTATATCCAAGACGAGGCCTTTTACGTCGCGGATAAAGTGTTTCCTGCGGTACCCGTCGAATTCCAGGCCGACAAGTATTTCAAATTCAGCAAAGATGACTTCTACCGCGACGAGGCTCAGTTGCGAGCTGACGCTGCGGAGTCTGCTGGCGGCGGCTTCAATTTGGGGCAGGGCTCATACTCTGCTGAAGTCTGGGCATACCATAAAGATTTGGGCGGTCAAACAAGGCGCAACGCCGATCCAGCCGTCAATATGGATGTCGCGACTACCAAATTTTGTATGCAAAAGTTGTTGATTCGTCGCGACCGGTTTTTCATGAGTGCCTACGTGGTCAACAGTGTTTGGGGTACTGACGCCGTCGGTACTGCCGGCGGAACACCAGGAACCACGACACCGGCTTACTGGAATGACGACGCGAACGGGGACCCATTCACTGACCTTGCGACCGCCCAAACAACGATCTTGCAAAATACCGGATTTGAAGCAAACGGTTTGTTGATGTCGTATCCGGTCTATCAGGCCTTGCGCAAGCATCCGCTGGTCGTCGACCGTATCAAATACACGACTAGAGCGGATGCCAGCAAAATCACGCCGGATCTGCTCGCTTCG